TGTCGTCAGCAATATCATAAAGAGTTGCTTTTGTTTTATTATTGCCTTTTCTGAGGACTCTTCCAATGCTTTGGAGATTTCTGATTCTGGATTTTGAAGGAGAAGCAAAAATAACATTGTGGAGATTTTTAATGTTAATACCAGTAGAGAATGTGCCGTATGAAGCGACTATAATCGCGTTGTTTTCTCTTTCTGTAATCTCTCTTACCTTCTCCCTATCTTCTGTTGCCACACCACCATGAACAAAGAAGACGTGACGATTGTCTGCCTTTGAGTTATTTATTAAATCGTAAAGCGGTTGTCCATGCCCTTCAACGCGGGAAAATAATATGAGCGTATTACCTTTAAGATCAAGGGCAAGGTTACGTATAAACTTGTTGCGTCGTTCATGATTGATAATGTATTGGACTTCTTCTTCAAAGTTTTCAAACTTATGTGCAGGGTGTTTCAATAGAAGCACATTGATATCTAACTTAGCAACATGCCCTTTCTTCATCAGTTCTTCTGTTCTGATGATTTTATACGAAGGACCGAATAAGCCCTCCAATACCCATTTATGAGTTTGAGTTCCATCAAGAGTGCCTGTAAAACCAAATCTGTATTTTGCATCAGAAAGTTTTCCCATTATAGATATTAAAGACTTAGACTTAAATTGGTGTGCCTCATCTCCAACAACCACATTAAATCTTGAAAAATATTTACGGGGAAGTTTGTAGATGGACTGCCAGGTCGTGATGATAACCTGCGAGTCGGTCTCTCTTTCTTTCCCCGCATATATCTTGTGGCAAAATGAACCTACGTCCCACCCATAGTCTTCAAAGTCTTTATACATCTGTTCTACAAGGGAAGTCGTTGGCACGACTATCAGAGTATTTTGTCCTTTCTCAACGTAGTATCTCACAATCGAGTATATCATCAACGACTTTCCAGAAGCAGTTGGAGATATCAATAGCTTTCTATTATGTCTTAGGGCGTCGTATACTCCCTCTACTTGGTATTCGCGGGGGGAATACTTGCAAATAGCATTCATATAATCTTTCACACCTTCCTTTGAGATGAAGTCATTAACCTCAAATGGAAGACCATAGAATTTGTTATCAACAAACTCATAGGTATATTCGTGGTTTTCACAAAACCTAGTTAGTTTATCCAATAACCCGACATATATCTCACCAGTCTGGGTATTGAATAAACGAATTTTTCCGTCCCAGTATTTGTTGCGATACTGAGGCATAAACTTTGCACCAGGAACCTCAAAGGTAAACTGGTCTGCTAATTCGTAATAAACATGAGGTTCTGCTTTTACCTGCAAGAAGACCTCATTCTTCTTTGATATAATCAAATGAGACATAACCCATAAGTTTCACCTATGGGTATTTATTGCCTCAGTTAAAACCTGCTTGGAAACGATGCCACTCTATAGCATTCTTGATTTGGAAGGTTCTGTTAGAAATAGTCTTGATAACATCCTCAAGAAACTTCAGCATCACATCATAGTATTTAATCTTGACATCCAACTTAGTAAGTTTCTCATCTGCCTCCAGATGCCTCTGTAAGGCGTCTTTGTCTCTTACTTTGTATGGGAATGGTTCTTCCTCATACACCTCTGCTGGTGCCTTTCCAGTGTAGTAGTTGTAACGCTCTAATTTCACTCTACTGTGAGTTTCTCTTGCTTTCTCACGAAGCAGGGTGATGGTGTTGTAGACGGTATAATACTTGGCGTGAAGTTGAGGTATTTTTAAAGATTCATCGTGTAGGTTATCAGGGTCGATTTGGGAGTCTTTATCCCACATCTCCTGAATTTGGTCAAGGTTCATAAGCGCGTTCTGTTGTCAGAATCCAGGATATTGTAGATAGTATACTTGAAAGTTGCCTCTGCTGTAAAGTATTGTATGTCAGTTGCTGAAGTGTCAAACTCTAGTGACGACAGTGATACGGGAAATAAATCCTTAAACTTTACGATACTATTGATACGATAGTTGCTATTGAGGATACTGAGATTACCATCACTAAACTGCTCGGTCAGTTGATTTTTCAAACCTTGCTCGTTAGTTGTTAAATCAACAAAGTCTTGCGTCGTTTCAGAAAAACCAAGACTAGTCAACCAGTTATGGATTGCCATATAGTTGCTCATATCCTCATCAACCAAAAATCTTAAGGTAAGGTCTCCATAAGTCAATTTTTCACCCGGGACATCAATGTCTTTTAGGTATGTTGGTTGAATGGTAGTTTGTAGAGATATTTCTGGTATTCTTGCACTTGTACAAAAGAAACTTACCTTAGGTTCTTTAGATAGACTAAACTGAAACCCAGTAGGAGATAAGAAGTTTCTATTTTGTATCTGATTTCTAAATGGTGAAACTGTCATTATCAGTTTTATTTGTATTTAGATAAAAAAAGGGGTCCTTTCGGACCCCCCTGAAGAAGATATGTGAATCGAGAATCACATGAGGTTGGAAACCTTGACTCTTCTGTAGTAACGGTTGTCGTTTGCCTTGAGCGAACCAGGATGGGTACCCTGAGTAGCACCAGCGAATGGGTTGGAAACAATACCGTAACGAGTCTTGAATCCAATCTTGGGCTGGAAGGTGTCCTGACCGACGGCACGAACCATCTGGAGGGGGACATATGGGCAGTAGAAGAGACCAGCGTCATAAGGTGAAGAACCCTTATAACCAGCAACATAATACTGGTCAGCAGCCTGGTTGGCAGCATATGGGTCGATGTAGACGCGATACTTACCAGCGAGGACACCTGCGAAGGTGTTGCCAGTGTCGTCAACGTTGAGGTTAGCGTTGAGTGCTGGGGTGTAATCCAGGACTCCTGCCATGGTCAGAGCGGAAGCAACATCTGCGGAGCAGAGAATCATGTTGCCCTTTCCTCTACGAGTTCTTTGTGCGATTGCGTTAGCATCGCGCTCGATTTGGAAGATAAGACCCTTAAACTTCTCAACAGACCAACGACCGTTGGAGTCAACGTCGAGGTCGAAAGTGCCTTGGGTAGCAACGTTGGTTTGTGCTCCAGACTCAGCAGACTTGTAGATAGTTCTGATGACTTCGCGGTTGATTTCAGCAAGAATCTCAGTTGACAGAATGTTTGCCAACTCAGCTTCTGCATTCAGACCGTGAATTGCTTTCAAGTCTTGAGCAAGCTCGAGTGAGTACTCAGCTTTCAGAGCACGGCTCTTAGCGGTAACGGTGACCTTCTCGATTGAGAATGCCATCTCGTTGAAGGACTGACCTGATCCGAGCTCTTCAGAGAACTCAGTATCCATACCCTGACCAACAGGATAAGCAGCCTGAGTGGAGTTGGATGAAGGATTCAGTGCGCCAGGGTTGCCATCAGCAGGCTGTGAACCGGTGCCGAAACCAGCAGCGGTGCCATCAGAGTTAGCAACATAAGGGTTGGAAGTGCTGATTCCGCTATTCGAGAATGCGGTATCTGCTTCGTTAAACAGTGCTTCGCCACCACCCATGCTGGTGTAGCGTGAGCGCATTGCGAAGATGAGTCCAGTAGGACCATTCATTGGTTGGACGCCAGCCAGGTCATATGCGACCAGGTTAGGCATTGCACGTCTGATGAGTGAAATCAGAACGGGGTCGAAGTTTGCAACACCACCGCTTGAAACGGAGTTGGTTGGTGCTTCGGAAAGGAATTCTCTCTCTTCGCGGAGAGCGATTTCTTGGTTCTCCAGGAGTTGAGCGGTTACTGCTCTACGATGTGCATCTTTGATTGAATCAAGACCTTCGTAGTCCAGAAGGGGTGCCCACTTCTCCTGCAGATGCTCCATGCTAGGCATTTGCATTTGAATTTACCTCTTTTAAAAAGTTAGTTTGAACTGTTATAATCTAAAAATCACTTTTTAGAAACTCTTCTCAGAGTATCCATGTAGGATTCCATGATAGGAGTTGCTTGGGTAGAAGCAACAACCTCGGTACCTTCAGAGATGGTCTCTGAGTGTTCTTTTTGAGTGCTGTGCTCTGGGAAGTAAGACTTCCTCAGTGTTACCAGCTTCTCACGATAGTCTGACTCACTTTCAAACTCAACATTTTCGGCAAGAGTAGCGAGCTTGTCTTTCTGGGAAAGGGCAAGTCCTTCAGCAACGTCTGCAAAGATTACATCAGCAACTG